TCACTTATGCAACATCCGTGCTTTATCACGTTGCCAGTCACGGTCTTTTTCTGTTGCGCGCTTGTCATGCAATTGCTTACCTTTTACTAAAGCAATTTCAAGCTTTACTAAAGGTCCTTTCCAATAACATGCTAAAGGTACACAAGAATACCCTTTTTGATTCACTGCACCTAAAAGCTTTTCTAACTCACGGCGAGATAAGAGCAATTTACGTGTACGTGTTGCTTCAGGTACTACATGCGTTGAAGCAGATAATAAAGGCTGAATTTGTGAGCCAAATAAAAAAGCCTCGCCATTTTTAAAAATGACATAACTTTCAGTCAAGCTCATACGACCAGCTCGAAGTGATTTTACTTCCCAGCCTTGTAAAGACATGCCGGCTTCAAATTTTTCTTCAATAAAGTAATCGTGGCGCGCTCTTTTGTTTTGAGCAATCGTGCCACCATTATGTTTTTTTACAACAATCGTGTTCATCTTAACCTATTGAAATTGATTAACTAATTTATAAGAGGTTATCTTGTTACCCGTTTAGTTACCCGTTTTGAAAGATACTCGACAAAAGAAAGCCTGCGATTAGCAGGCTATCATATCAGATTTTTCTTTGTGTTTTTCGACAACTTTCTTAACGCTAGACTCATGCCAATAAACTTCTTTATCGCTAACTCGGATCGGCTGAGGAATCTCACCTTTTTTAATCATGCGATAAAACTTGGTTCTACCTATCGACATCAACTGCATAAACTCAGTCGCTCGGATTCTTCGATCAATTTGCATCTTCACCCCTCCGCATCCGCTTTTGCTTCTTTCGCTGCATCTGTTAATTTTTCTATAGCACTAACAATGTCATCAATCTCGAAATCTTTTCTGGAACTGAATTCAAATAAACCGCATAAGTGCCCATGTATTTTATAAATTCCACGTTCCCAACGATCCTTCCGAACAATCTTGCCATCATCTCTAAACTCAAAGTGCTCTGGCTTTAAATTTCTATTCTGAAACTCAGGACATCGAAGATCGAATTCTGTTACTTCACGATTACTCATTTCAATCACCACTCAATCTTTAAGCCCATATCAACGAATTGACTTTCTCTATAATGAAGATCTAGCTTAAAACCGTTTTCTTTTAGGATTTTAATCGCTCGCTCAACTTCCTCTGATTTCTTATTGGAAGAGTAAAGCCATCCGCAGTAAGGATTTTCACGGATGATAATCTGTCTTTCTTGCGCCTTGGCTGCTTCTATGATTTTATTCTCAATAAAAGCTAAATACTCTTCTGCTTTAGGACCAGCCATTTCGGCTGCTTGATTTGCTGTAATCATTTTCCGCCCCTTGCTGCTTCTACCAACTCTTTATAATCGCGAATAATTTCCCACTTCTTTTGAAGTAATCTGTCCCTATAAGCATGATCTGCTATCTCTTGCCAAACCACATCATTTTCTTGACGAGGCTTTTCAACTTTCCCTAGCGCTAATTTTTCAGCAATAGATTCACTTAGTTCAACAGGCACCACCACGCAGCCTTCAAGCTTTTTGGCTTCATGGGCTTTGGCTAGTTGCCATGACGTCCAGCCAATATTTATTTCTTTACAAGCCTCGATCACTTCATCGCACCAGTGAGCGCCTGAAGCTTCGTACTTATTTAAATCATTATTAAATGTGATTCCAATTAGATACTTAAATTCAAAACCTTGACTTTGCTCAAGAGCTTTTTCAAAAGCCTCGCGTTCTTTTTCAATATCAAACATCAGCCTTCTCCCGCAACTCAACTTTGAAATCAACTTCTGGTGCAGGTATAAAAACTGATCTAGGTAGTTCTTTAACGAGCCCAGCCATTTTTAATAATTCCCAAACTAACTTACCTTCAGCAGTAACTTTCAAGCAAGGGTAATGCGGGTCATGCGCTTCAGCAGCAGGTACTGACTCAAGCAAACCTTTATCAATCAAAGCTTGTGTAGACTTTGATGGGATATGTACAAACTGCTCTACAGATGCAAAATAAGTAAAAGATTCAATTTGTCGACGGCTCAAATTCAGGTTGAATGCACCGCCAGTCGTATACTCAATAAAATTATGATTCATGCTGCCACCTTAAATTTATCTGCTAGATCATGCATTAATAAGTTTCCTGATCCTGATTCGTACCAGATGCCTAAAATGCCTTTGTGCCTAAATCTTAAAATTTCGTTTTGTTCTGTTTCGCTATAAACATCAGCGCCAATATCAACTAACCAATTTTTGAAATCGTCTAGCTTTGAAATAGATAGAGCAGTGCGATTCTTATAGCTTCGGTTGCTGCTATATCGTCTTCTGAGTATTTGCCAGTCATTTAAAGGGGTTATCTTCACCATGTCACACCCACCATCGCGCCTAAAAAAGTCAAAATTAGAAAACCAAGTTTGAATTCGATCATGCTGCGACCTTCAATGAAGCCTTTGCTTCTTCAATAGCTCTATTAAATGCTCGAACATCACGCTCTAAACCCTCAATATTCAGATCTTTAGCAAAAACTCGAATAATGATGATCTGCAATTCAGGCTCTAAACGTGGGTCATAACTCACAAAGTCACACCATTCGCGACGAGTACAAGCCAGTTGTGAAGTAATCTGAGGTATATATTCTTCAGGTACTTCTTTAGTGAGCAGCGTATTTAAATGAGTTGTAGTGTCAGGACATTTAACTTCTATCTGCCCATTTTCACCGACTAAGCCATCAGGCGAAGCGCCAAACATTTCAATAAATGGGTGGTCAATTAAACCTGTGCCATTAACAAAAAAACCTGTCTCATTTTCGTATGCTGCGATTGCATGAGGTTCGTTATCGATTCCCCATTGCATATAAAAATTTGTTGGTGTTTCTTTCTGAACGCCAGTTAGGCGCTCAGCTAGAATTGTTAAACCCAATGCGTTTAAAGCTTTACCCTTACTAGGCTTTGCTTTTAAATCCTTTACTCGGCTTGCTGTGACTTTGCCACAGCGTTCCGCATACCAATCATCACTACGCTGGAGAATGTTCATAAACTTCCCCTTGTGGTTGATCAGCACGTTGAGCAGCTTCTTTTAAAGAAACACTATGAATTGACCAAAAGTATTTTTTGCATTCGCCCTTAGGTAATTCAACATAACCAGTTTGCAAAGCTTCTGAACCTTCCATTGCTAAAGCTCGCATATTGTCTAGGTGCTGTGCTTCAAATTCTTCATAACCTTCAGGCACTCCTGACGAAACTGTTTTCATGCTAGATGCTTGGCAGTCGTCAATACGACGAGCTTCATCTTCGTCATAAATACCAGAGAAGCCAAAAGCCACACGTGCGCATTGAATCAAAGCTTTATGTCGAAGCATACGTTTTGGGTATTTAGTCCACGGTTCGGATTTACCTTGGCATTCGCTCAAATATTCGGTGACAACAGTAGGGTGTGAGCGATCTTTGCGGTAAATCTTGCATGTGCATGATTCATCATCTTGTTCAAACTGGATACCATCACAAACAGGATTGTCATTAATGATACGTGCCCACCCATCAATGCCGACAACAGGGGTGATCCCACCACCTTTAGCAGGAAAAGCGTAAATCTCCTTAGTGAATGGATTAAGCTTGTATTGGTTAGCAACAATCAAAAGGCTGACAAGTTGAACATCATTTGCACCTTTGAAAACCGTATCAATTAAAGTTTTCTTGAGTTGCTCAGGATCTACATCAGCCATGTCAAAGGCTACTGCCACTTTGTGCATTTGAGCTAATACGATGTTGTTTTGTACTGGCGCATTCATCTTCTATACCTCAAAACTTGATTGAAACGTGTGGAACTAAGCCTTTATTGATTGCCTGCAAAATTTCTTTACCTTTAGCAGCATCAATGCCCAAAGCCAAAAGGCCTTCTAGTGCTTCGTTACAGATTTTCTTTTTGTGTGCTTGGTTCGCTTGGCGTGCTAATTCAGCTTTACGCTCAGCTTCTGCTTGTGCAGCTTGTTCTGCCTCAATACGCTGGCGCTCAGCCTCAGCAGCATGTTTTGCACGCAACTCAGCAGCTTCTTTTTCCGCAACTAGACGTGCTTCACGTTCCGCAGCTTCACGCTGTTGACGATCAGCTAATTCAGCCTGTTCTCTTTGCTCACGTTCAAAACGTTGCTTTTCAGCCAAAGCCTTAGCTTCAGCTTCAATTCGTGCCTTATCAGCAGCTTCTTTTGCAATGCGTTCTTCATGCTCGCGCTGCAAACGCTCTTGTTCTTCTTTGCGTAAACGCTCTAATTCAGCTTGTTCAGCTTCATATTTTTCACGTGCAACAAGGGCAGTGCGCAGCTTTTCTAGAGTTTCAAACTTTGCAATTTTTGCTTCTTGTTCAAAGTCCTCAAACGATGAGTTAATCTCAAGTTGTTCAAGATCAAAAAGATAACCTTTGATCACATGAGCTTCTTGATTTGCTGTGTTTTCATCATAAAGACTGCGAATTGCTCTAATAGCTGCTTCATGCTTAGCAACACGATCTTTTTCCGCTTGTTCCCATGCATCACGTGGCGCAAGAATCTCATCACGTAAAGCATCAAACTTCTTAACAATTGCTATTCGATCATCATCAATTAATTTAATTTGAGCTTTTTGTTCAGCCACCAATTCTTTGCCACATTTCTCGATCAACGTTTTTGATTTACTTACTTTCATTGCAAGTGAGCCAATCGCATCACGACCTTTTTTAGTGGTCACATCTGGAACGTGTGAACGAACTTCTTGAGCAATATGTTCAAACAATTCATCTGTGCCACCAGGCTTAGCAAAAGCAGCAACAATCACGTTTTGTTCTAATACTTGTAATTCATTAACTTGAGCATTCATCTCTATTCTCCTACATGACTATGTAGCTATAACAAGCAGTGCATTGACCATCTTTTGTAACTTGCATCAAATCTTTACAGCAGAAGCAATACTCAAATTTGACTGAGTTTTTCTTCTTCTTTTTCTTTTTAGGTTTTGCGGTTGGGGCTATATTCATCTCTATTCTCCGAGCAAATATCTGCACAATTCCCTTACTTTTTGGATAAATTGCGCAGATTTATTCTCATTAGGCTGCTAAAACTTGATCGGCTTGTTCTTCTGCGAAGTACTCAAGCTGCTTGTTTAATTCTGTGACTTGGCTTTCTGTTAGTGTGATGCGTAAGCCATTTGGAATGTCTGTATTATCGTTATCAACTACAAGAACAAAGGTTTCTTCATCAACAATAAGTTGCTCGTAGTCTTGATTGCAGTAATCTTCATACTGATAGTTAGAGCCATACTGGCTAGGGATATAAGAAACTTCGCGTGATTTATTGACTACATCAGCAGTCATTGAGCATTGGATTACGATGCAGCCATGTTTTAGATCAAACGAAACTAAAGACCCATCAACTTCAATATCGCTTGCCACTTCAAATTTAGGTAGTTGAGGGCAGAATAGTTCAGGTTTGGTCATCATGTTCATTCCGCACCACCCACACGAGCTGTCATTTCAATGACTTCGCCATTTTCGAGTTGCTGAAAAAGCGCTTGTGTCTCAATTTCACGTTTAGCTTTTGAGTACTGATAGCTGCTGATGATTCCAGCAATTACGAATATTCCAAAACCAACAAGAATGAAGAAACCAATCATCTGGAATACCGTCTTAGTAAACTCACAATGCTTATCGAAACGTTTTTTGTTTTGACGTTTGATGCGCTCTGCAATAAACGACTTCTGTTCTTTTGAATAAGGCAGAACCACGTGCTTTGGTTCATTGACTACATTTGCTTTTATGTTCATACTTATCTCACTCTTTGAGTAAGCCCTGCATCCGCCAAGATTGTTCAGGGCTTTTGTTTATCTGATAAGATAAAATATAAGATAAATTATAAAAGCGGTCAATAAGAAAACTTATAAAAATATAAATAAATTTATAATTTAATAATTAAGATAATAAAAAAGCGCCCTTAGGCGCTTAATTATTTTGGCTGTTTATTATAACAAACCACCTTTCCAAACAACTCGACCTTCGATTTGAAGGTTATTCATTGTCTCTGTGCTGATCTCAATATCAGGATGATCATTCTTATCTGGGTTGTCAGAACGAATAACCCAATGAGTAAGCATGTTCACTAACCGTTTAATGTAGTACTCGTTATCAATACACATAAAGTATATTTTTGAGTTCCTAGGTGTTGTATCTGAAGTATCAATTAACAATACCTGACCGTCTTCAATAGTAGGGTACATACTGTCCCCAATTGCATGAATAACTACTAATTTTTCTTTATTGAGTCTTTGAGAGATAATCCAGTCTTCGCTAAATACTAAACCACCTCTAACATCTACATGATCAATGATAGAGCCTGATCCACAAGAACCAGCCACATCAAATTTCGGGATCAATACATACTCCTCTTTTGAGGGAGTTTCGCCAGCTTTGTCACCACCAATAATAACAAAGTCTTCGAAAGATCCCTTTTGTTTCTCAATATATTCCTGACCACTCAACAGGAAATCAATAGACACTTCAAGAGCTTTAGCGATTTGAGGCAGGTATTTAGACTGGTCACTACTATTGTTCTCAACATGAGAAATCGTAGCTTGTGTAACTTGAGCTTCTTTAGCCAATCTTTCCTGCGACCACTGCTTTAACTTCCTGCAATGACGGACGCGATCTCCAACTGTTAAGCCAACCATGAATAGACTCATTGAATTATAAATACCCTTATAATTTACCAACTATCTTTATAAAATAAATTATTGATCTTTTATAAGTCAAGTTATATATTATAAGAAAACTTATGATTCATAGGATTAATCATGGACAAACCTGATTGGGCAGAACTTATTACACGCTTGATTGAAGAACGTGGTTATACCGAAGAGAGTATTGCGGATCATGTCGAAACAACTCAACCAGCAATCCACTACTTAAAAACGGGAAAAACCCAAGAAGCAAAATACAGCACAGGCGCAGGAATTATTCGCCTTTGCTCTTTGAACGGTATTTCTATCACCAACAAAAAAGCCCCAGCTACGGCAAATAGCTAGGGCGGTCATTCACACAGGAGAAGCTGTATGAACTATCAAATATTAGCAGAAACAGAATTAAACCGAAAGGTTTCATTGTTTCAAAAAGCTGTGGAGCAATTTGTAAAGTTCCCAACTATGGACAATGCAAAAGCTGTGTATGTCGCTCGCTGTGAGCTATGCGCTTTTACATTGGAGGGGCTGTAATGATTGCGACCATTCCAATTATCAAGTTGATTGAAGCTATGAACGAACAGCCAATAGCATTCAACAAACACTATGTTTTTTTGGGTTGTGGAATAAACGGTGCATTGATGCTTTCTCAGCTTGTGTACTGGACTTCACGAACCAAGGACAGTGAAGGTTGGATCTTCAAAACTCACCATGAATGGACACTCGAAACTGGTCTTACTCGTCGTGAGCAAGATACAGCTCGAAACACCTTAAAATCACTCGGTTTTATCTCAGAAAAGAAAGAGGGTGTGCCTCGTCGTGTTTACTTTCGTGTAGAGCGTGAAAATTTGTACAAAGCTTTGCTTGAATACTCTGAAAGCATTGAAATTAGTAGTATGCACAATTCCGCCATACTGAATGCACAGAACAGCCATGCTGAATGCACAGATGCGCCAGACTGTATGCACAATTCCGCCATACTGAATGCACAAATCCGCCCATCTAATACAGAGAATACATACAGAGAATACACAGAGAATACTTCAGATAATATTTGTGCTGAAAAAGCACCACAAAAAACAAAATTCAAGGCAAAAGAATTTTTACTTGAAAATGGCGTATCTGAACAAACTGCATCTGAGTACATCGATCTTCGAAACAAGAAGAAAAAACCAGTTACTCAACGAGCATTGCAACTTGTTTTCAAGCAAGCGCAAGAAGCAAAGCTTAGCAATGAGCGTGTATTCCAAATCATTGTTGTTCGCGGTTGGGAGTCTTTCAAAGCGACTTGGAACTGGCAGGAGACTGCACAAGAACTTGAAGCACTCGAAACACCAGTTAAAGCCGATATGGCGCTTGTAGAACAAAAGGCACAAATCACACTTCCTGAAAAACCAAAAGGATTTTTAGGAGGTAACCAATGATTATCTCTGAAATCAAAAACCTTCAAATTGAGCAATCTGTTTTGGCAACGTTGATGACTGTTGCAGGATCATATTCTCAAATCGAAAGCAAACTAAGCGAAGAAGATTTCTTTGCAAATCGTCATAAGTTGATCTTCAAAGCGATTGCAGACTTGGATTCTAAAAACTCACCATACGATGCGGTTTTAGTAAATCAATACCTTGAAAACCACAATCTTGCTGAACAGTCAGGCGGTGAGCAATACCTTATGAAACTCATGGGGGATGCACCTTCAAACTTTTTTAACTTGGATTCGTATGCTGAAAAACTAAAAGATTTGACGGTGTGCCGTAAGGTTGAGCTTGAAGCGCTGGATGTATTGCGTAAAGCAAGAAATCTAACTGTCAGTCGTGGTGACCTAGTTCTGAATGCTCAAACTTCATTTGCTGAGATCAATACTGAGGCTGAAACAGAATCACTGGTCCATATCCATGATGCTGCATCACAAACTTTTGGTTATCTCAAAGAGAAAATGGAAGCTGCTGTTATGGGTAATCCATTGATCAAGGGGATTCAAACGGGGATCTATGAGTTAGATCAAAAACTCGGTGATGTGGTGCCAGGAAGCCTAGTTATTTTGGCAGCACGTCCTGCAATGGGTAAAACGACTCTACTTCAAACGATAGCAAGCCATGTTTCGATTTATCAGCAAAAGCCTGCGCTCATCATGTCGGGCGAAATGCCAAAAGATCAAATTGCGATGCGTCTGTGCTGTGCGATTGGACCTGCGGATATTGGATTGATTCGCAATACACCTCACTTGGTATCGAAAGAAGAATTCACAAACTACACGCAAGCGGTCGCACTGCTTCATAAAGTGCCAATGGAGATCAATGATACCTCTCGACCATCAATCGCGAATGTGCGCGAATCTATGCGCAAAATGAAGCATAAATACGGCTCATTAGGCGCGGTGTTTATTGATTATCTTCAAATCATGAAAACCACAAAGCAATTTGCACGTGAAGATTTAAAAATTGCGTACTTCACAGGTGAACTCAAAGCGATGGCCAAAGAGTTTGATTGTGTCGTAGTTCTTCTATCTCAGTTGAATCGTGAGCTTGAGAAGCGCCCTAACAAGAGACCAATCATGTCAGACCTTCGAGAATCAGGTGCTATTGAGCAGGATGCTGACCAAATCATCTTTTTGTACCGCGATGAGGTTTATCACAAAGACTCAAAATACAAAGGTATTGCTGAAGCAATCATTGGTAAAAACCGTCACGGTGAAATCGGCACGGCTTATATGCATTCGCAGTTGAGATATTGCCAATTTTCAAATTTAGATCAAGACGCTATAGCACAGTTACATGCGGATGGCGTGGGAGGTGCAGCGTGAGTAAAAACATAGACATTTTTAACAGAACTATGCGACTGCTTGAAGAGTTTTCGAAGTCAGAAAAAGCACTTAACACAGAAGAGATTAGAAAGCTGATAAATCAAACGCATCGTTCAGCCCAAAGAACTGCACGACAACTTCATGAGAGCGGATGGCTTGAGTGCAGGATGCGTGGTGGATGTGTTCTATACAGCGCAAGCCAAAAAACAAAAGAGCTGTTCGGAGGTGCTAAATGAATAAGAAAAAGCAGCTTAGAACATGGTTAGAGATTGGCGTTGGTCGAGGTACGGCTTTAGCAAAAGCAATGGGAGTCAGTCGCCAGTTTATTCACAGCTCATCACAAGGAAAGACAGGCATCTCAGATCATCAGTGGTCTGCAATCACATTCGCTATGAATATCGTCGAGCTTGATGAAATGCGTAGTCAAAAAAGCATAGAGCAGAACATCGTTAAAGCAGCTCGTAACAGTCACAACAAAGATAGCGAGGTAAAAAATATGTCTTTGGTTGAGCTAGATAAATGGGTTGATGTGTTGGGGAGAGTGGCATGAACGACAACGTGAATCATCCAAAGCACTACACAAGTGATCCAAGTGGTGTTGAGTGCATAGAGATTACAAGACACCGTAATTTTAATATTGGTAATGCGATCAAGTATTTGTGGAGAAATGGCCTCAAAGATTCAGATAGCCAAGTGCAAGACCTACAGAAAGCAGTTTGGTACATCAATGACGAGATCAAACGGTTAGAGAACGTGACCAGCCGTGACAAGGAGCAAAGCCAATGAACGCGATCAATAAGCCGAATGAGGTGAGCATGTTTAAAGTCGGGGAAGAGGTTGTTTTAAAGAACAGCAGTCAAAACAAGGTCATGAAGATTCAAGCCTACAACGACGAATTTATTAGAGCTTATTGGAGCAAAAAAGAATACTCGTTTGCGCATGAGTCAAACTTTAGACACGCAACAGAACAAGAAGTCGCAGCAGGGCAACGCATTGACTGCGAAATCCTAGACCATCCCGAAGATTACACCAGTCCTAATTGCAAGAAGTTTGATGAGAGGGTGAAGTGATGACTGAATCAGAAATCGCATTTATCAATTTAACACTAAAGGCTTGCAGAGGTTTGCTTGAAAGCGCTGATGAGATTGACGCATGGGTAACTCTAAATCACGAAGATGGTAAAACAACAGACTTATCGATAGAGACGATGCTTGATTCATCTTTTGAAATTTTACGAGCTGAAGCTGAGGTGAAGTGATGAGAAGTGAATTTGAGAAAATAGATTGGGTTAAAGATAGATTACAGTATGTTTGGTGGTCACAGAATAATGAATATTGCGACACAGGAAAACATTCGCGTGCTAATGCTTCTTTTTTGAATGGTGCACTACACATGTTTAGAGAACAACAATCCAAAGTGGATGAGCTGCAAAAGCGGTTGAATGCGGTCAATTATCTAGTTATAGAGCTTAAAAAATTGGACATGGAAAATGGCTCAATCGAAATTACTAGCGAATTTGTAGAAGAAATTATTTTTGATTTAGAGCAAGCGCTCAAGGGTGGTGAAGCATGATTTTTGATAATGAAATGATTAAAGGTATTTCTCAAAGTGAGTTTGAAAAAGAGCTTGCTAAACAGCTTGGAAAAGACAGAGATAGAGTCACAGATCAGATGCAGAAAGACTTAGAGGCTTTGCAGAAGCTCAATAGTGGCAATTATGTGATTGTTCCAAAAGAGCCAACGCAAAGGATGCTAAACGCTGGGCATGTAGCAATGAATCCAGTTAAGGGGTCAGATGTCCATTCTGGAACAAATCAGAAGCGTCGTGAATGCTACAAGGCAATGCTAAGAGCTTATGAGGAGTATGGCGAGAAATGACCACATTCAAAGAGGCTCAAAGACTAGGCTCAAAACATGCTCGTTGGGGACAGCGAGCACCTAGAGCGAAATATCATAATCAGAAAGTCGAACATGATGGATTGAAGTTCGATAGCAAGAAAGAAGCTCAACGATACAAAGTTCTAAAGCTGATGGAAAGCGAAGGACTGATTGAGCAACTCAAGTGCCAAGTTGCATTTGTACTTGCGGAAGGCGTGAAGTTTATTAACGAACCAAGAAAGAAGCCAGCACTTCGATACTTTGCGGATTTTGTTTACACACAGAACGGGGTCTACGTTGTCGAAGATGTGAAAAGTAAAACAACTAGATCATTACCAGAGTACCGAATCAAGAAACATTTAATGATGTCTGTACATGGAATAGAAATTACAGAAATTTGAGGTGACGGTATGAATGCAAAAACAGTAGCGGCAGAGTGGGCACATGTAGAAGATAATCCACCAAATAAAAGAGTTATGTGCTTGTGTGAAGACGGGAAAATTAGATTTGGCAATCCTGTATGTGGTGATGGTTATTTTTATCTAGACACCAAAGTTGGACCTGAAGTGGTGGAATTTTGGCAAGAGCTTCCAAACCTGAAAGAAGTTCAAAACCAATATTGGGCTAAATAAGGGGAACGGTATGAATGCGGCAGTAAACACAAAAGTTATGGATTGGACAAAATATACAATTGATGGATGGTTAGAACAGTTCGGCGCTTGGTGTGAAACTGTGCGCATGAAAGGTGGTGATTTACCTGACGGTCTACATATCAATCAAATTTACTGGTTGATGCGTGAAGCAGGGAAAGATATTCCAAAAGGCAAGTCTTATATTCGTTGTGAGATTGATGATTTTCAAGCGGACCAAGTTGAGGCGCTTTTGAGAAGCATTTTGAAGTCAGAAAGAGTAGAGCATTTAGCTAAATACGCTTTGACATGTTTAATTCGACATAAGGTTGAAAATAGATCATTAAGTGAAGTTGCTATGCTAACAAAACAATCAAAAGCTCAAGTAAATATCATGGTAGGAAATGCAAGATATTTCTTACACGCACATGATAAAAGATTAAGAATATCATGAGTTTATTTGTATTTATGGTATAATATTTAAGCAAGCCATAGAGGTGCTACCAACACCTAAATGGCTCTAATCATATTGAAATTGAGGCTCCAAAATGACTGTGCGCAATAATACTTGCGTAGCCACAGCTATGCAACGTCGTCACCAAAATTTTATGAAACTTCTTGAACTGACCTATGAGGATTTTAACTATGATTTCTCAAGAGTGGTTTTTGACAAGGATGTGGATTCAACTGTTCAGATTAAATGCCCTAAACATGGTTGGGTGAATACTAGAGCGAAAAAGCTACTTGCTGGCAGAGGGTGTACAGCTTGTAATGATTTAAGTCTTATGGATCAAGGCGCGATGATTTACATAATCCGTTGTTATAACGAGCAAGAGGAATTTTATAAAATTGGGATTACCACTAAATCTTTAGAGGCTAGATTCCCCGATAGTAGCAGTCTTCCATATAAGTTTGATGTTCTTAGCTTGCAGAATGGGGATAGAAAGAAACTTTATCGCTTTGAGAGCCTATTAAAAAGATTGCTAAATAAGTACAGATATACACCTAAGAAGGAATTTAGAGGCCGTACTGAATGTTTCAGTAATATTGAGATAATTAGACAGCGTTTTAATATATTTGATGCATTTGGTGTTGACTCGTTTAAACGCGCGGTATAGGATATCTGTTATAGTGGACGAAGTTATAGTAATTCACTTATAAGTGGAGATACGCGTAATGGCGATGCTGTCAGACACCACTTTAAAAACTGGAGGCCCAGTTTAAGAACTGACAAATCTTTGGCTGCTGGAAAGACAGCACAAAATATTAAAGCTCATCGAAAGGTGGGCTTTTTTGTTGTCTATAGAAAAGTGAGAAGAAGAATGGAAAACCAGCATAAGCACATCAAAGGCTATCGTGAGTTAAGCAAAGAAGAAATTGATTTAATGAACCGAATCAAAGAAAAGGGCGCTGAATTGCTTACGTTACAAGCGGAATTGGCTAATCGGTTAAACACTGATTTGGAAGTAAAAACAGCAGCAGCTTTCCGAGCACAATTGGCACCAAATGATTTTGCAAGTGCTGAGTGGCAAGAGTTCGAGCGATTCAAAGAGGCCGAGCCATTGCGTTGGGCAGCGATTGGTCGAACTGATATCCAAACTGGCATTATGGCTCTTGTTCGTGCTGTTGGCCAGCAAGCAACCTTATAGAGCTTCCTCTTTACGCCCTGCTTCGGTGGGGCTTTTTTATTGGAGCATGCAATGGAAATACTAATAGCTTTAGGGCAGGTTGTCCTTGCTATGTTTCTTATAGCGCTAGGACTTGGTTTATTTATCTTGATTGTGATTTTATATTCATTCATCACAGGCTCAAGCGTTGATCCAGATGACAATGGGTTGCTTAAAACAAAAGCCCAAAAAGAAAAATGGCGACAAGAAAAATTAGCAAAACATAAAATTGAGTTGTGATATATGGACACAATCGAAGCAAAAAAGAACCTTGAAATATACAAGAGCAATTTAAGCAAGCTGCAATCTTACAATCATTTGTTCAGTAGCTATTCATTCAAAACCGATTGCGAGCGTGAAGCTAGACTACTAAAAGAGCGTATTGAGGTGCTAGAAAATGCGTTCGACAAAGAGGCTAAACGAAATAAGAAAGCTGCCTTGTGTGGTATGCGGTAGATCGCCAGTAGATGCAGCTCACAGCAATCAATCAAATCATGGTAAAGGCATGGGGTTAAAGGCTTGTGACTCTAAAACAATTCCACTCTGTAGAAATCATCATCAAGAGTTTGACCAATTCCAAAAGATGAATCGCTCTCAGTCAGTTGAATGGTTTGACAGGATGTTAGAAAAGACTGAGCGGATGTTGAATCTCGAAAATGAGGATGATGTTTTTTGACCGATAGCGGGAATCCGCTAACGCTAATTTAATGAGGTGAGCATGAAAACAGCAGTGTTCACAATCAAAGATCACTCTGATATTGGTAAAACGATTAACTATCTGGATAACAATTACACACAAGCTAATTTTGAGGGTAAGCCGTTGGTTGTGGAGATTAAGCCTGAGTGTCCTAATAGGTCTAAAGCGCAAAAAACCGTTTGTATTGGAAGTGGCTTCATGAGATTCACAGAAAGACAGGCAATGACGAAGATCAATTGCACTATGAATTTAAGAAGAAGTTTCTAATCGGCATATTAAAGCGTGATGATGATGAATATGCAGCAATGTGCTTAGCTATCAAAGCTCTCAAACAAAGCGAATCTGAGCAATATGAAGCTATAGCAAACGGTGTTATTCGAGAAACTTCTACTACTCGGATGAATACAGCTCAGTTCACTAATTATTTACAGTTAATCGAAGCATTTGCGCTTAGAGAATTTGGTATAGTATTACCCATACCTGATGATCTGAAATATGCGCTGGAGAAATAAAGTGAGTGGTCGAGAAGAATGGCTGAGAGATGCTTACAGTAATTGTGGTATTCCGAAGATGAAACAAAGTGACTTAGCACCAGTTTCGCAAGAAGCTATCAAAGAGAAAATGCTTGCAGATGCATCCGCAATGCGTTTAGCTTATGGCCAACACTCAGAAGAAGAAAAAAAAGAATTGGAAGCTCAACGTCAGCGACATTTAGAGAAATATAGAGAACTTTTAAATAGCTAACCAGAACCGCCTCTGAGGCGGTTTTTTTATGAGGCAAACATGGAACAAATCAAAGGCGCAGAACCTTTAAAAAATCTACGTCATGAGAAGTTCTGCCATGAATATTTAAAAACACTTAGTCCAGCTGAAGCAGGAAAAGCAACAGGTTATAAGAATCGTCAGAATGCTTGGGATGTGCTACAGCGCGATGATGTACAAGAACGCATTGCTTATCTGAATACACAGCGTATGAACCGTGTCGATGTTGATGCAGATTATGTTCTCAAGCGTTTGGTTGAAATTGATCAGATGGATGTCTTAGACATCATGGATGACAAGCTACAAATGAAGCCCTTAAAAGATTGGCCACCAGTCTGGCGGCAGTTCATCAACAATGTCGAAAGTGTTGAATTATCCGATGGCGAGGGATGGCTCAAAAAGATCAAATGGCCTGATAAGGTTAAAAATCTTGAGTTGCTTGGTAAGCATGTGACTGTCAGCGCTTTTAAAGAAAGTGTTGAGCATAAGCATAGTGGTAATGTTGATTTAAATTTAAAGGTGGTATTCGAAGATGAAGGAGAAGCGAGTACCAAGTAAGTTTAAGCCATTATACACACACCTAACCAACAACAAGCTTTTCTACGTATATCACGGTGGTCGTGGTGGTGGTAAATCGTGGGAAATTGCAGACTATTTACTGATAGAGGGTGCACAGAGAAAGCATCGCATCCTTTGTTGTCGTGAAATTCAAAAATCAATCAAGCAGTCAGTACATAAGCTTTTGTCTGACCGCATTGTCTCACTAGGTTTAGAGTCATTTTATCAAATCTTGGATACGGAGATTCGCGGCATTAACGGAACTGAGTTCTCATTTTCAGGCTTGCAAAACCACACAGTTGATTCTGTCAAATCGTTTGAGGGCGCAACAATCACATGGATTGAGGAAGCTCAAACAGTAAGTGGTTATTCGCTCAAGATTTTGATTCCAACCGTTGTCCGAACTCCAAATTGCATGATCATCATGTCTATGAACCCTAAACTACCAAGTGATGCGGTTTATGCTGAATATGTGACTGTAGATCGTGATGACACAATCGTGGTTCAGATCAACTACACAGATAACAAGCACTGTCCAGATGACTTAATCAAGTTGGCTGAGCAAATGCGTGATTCTGATTATGACGAATATGAGCACATTTATTTGGGCAGACCGAAAGAGATTGCAGATGGGGCAATTTACAAGGCTGAATTTGAGCAAATTAAACGTGAAAACCGTATTTGTAAGGTTCCACATGATCCTAATTTGCCTGTCTACACTTCTTGGGACTTAGGGATTCTTGATCCTACAGCAATTTGGTTTTTTCAGGTTTTCGGTAAAGAAGTTCGTGTGATTGACTACTACGAAGCGAATAACGAACCGCTTGCACACTATGCTCGAATACTAGACGAGAAAAAGCAGCAGTTTGGCTACAACTACGGCAAGCACTTTGCACCACACGATATTGCAGCACGCGATTTATCCAGTGGTGTAAGTCGTGAGCAAACAATGGCTAATCTTGGCTATCGAATGACTAAAGGCGCAAGGCTTGGTGTTGAAGATCGTATCGAAGCTTCTCGTCAAATGCTTAAAAACTGTTGGTTTGATGCTGAAAAGTGCAAACATGGTATTAGAGCACTACAGAACTATCGTCGTGAATTTAATGACAAATTAGAGCAATTTAAGGCTACTCCAGTTCACGACTGGGCTTCGCATGGCTCAGATTCTTTTGGTGAGGGGGCTTTGAGCATCAATAAAATGCATGTTCCAACAAACAAACAAGCACCACCACCGCCACGTGCAATGAGGACAACACTGTCATGACAGATGAAATTGCAAAAGAAAATAAAACCGACGATGACATTCTTGGGCGTGTACGCAAAATGTGCGATGAGGCTGAGGACTATTGGAATCCCATTTATGAAATGGGTAAAGAAGACCGTCAGTTTGTTACTGTTGATAAAGCACAGTGGAGTGAAACAGAGCGTAAAGAGCGATTGGCGCAAGGCGTACCAACTTTAACGTTTAACGTTCTCAGAACATACTGTAGACAACAAATCAATAATGCTCGTTTAAATCGTCAACAAATCAAAGCTGAGCCTGTTGATGACATTGCTGATCCAGCAGTTGCAAAAATCTTTAACGGACTGCTACGTGATACCGAAATCACAAGCGGTGCTGACAATGCTTATGATGCTGCTGTTGAAGGCGTTGTTTATAGTGGAATGGGCTTTATTCGCATTCATGTTGATTATGTGTCTCCTGATAGCTTTCAGCAAGAGCCAAAGATCCTGACGATTCATAACCCTGATTCGGTTGCATTAGATCCATTGAGCAAAGAGTTAGATGGTTCAGATGCTCGGTATATTGTGATTAAAACATGGTTGCCGCGTGCTGACATTATTGATCAATACGGTGAAGATGCTGCATCTGATTTTGACAGCGAAAACGAAAATAGCGATTGGATCAATCACGATGATAAAACTGTGTGTGTTGCTGAGATGTTTGAGTTGCAGCGTAAAGCAAAAACACTTTACTTATTGACAGATGGCACAACAACATATGACAAACCTCAAGATGAAGCGATTATTGCAAAAGAGCGTGAAAGCTACGAGGAAAAGTGTTGGTGGTACAAGCTGACAGGCTCAAAAGTTTTAGAAGATCGTGAATTTATTGTTCCGATGCTGCCGATCATTCCCGTTTACGGTGACGTGACGTGGGATGGTGAAAAGCGGTATGTATATTCAATGGTGCACTTTGCTCGTGATCCTCAAAAGCTTTATAACTTTTGGAGATCTTCGGAAGCTCAACAAATCGCAGAAGGACTTAAACAGCGTTATCTAGTGTCAATCGAGGCTACAAAGGACATCCCCGAATGGGCGGATCCAAATGCTTATCAAGTCATTCGATACAATCATGTGACTGATGATGCAGGTCAACCATTACTGCCACCGCAAGCTTTGCCAACCTTGAGCACGCTTAACGGTATATTAAATGCTGCGGACGGGGCTAAGCAGGGAATTGAGCAAATCCTCAATATGCAGCCTGCCGCTATGGGGCAAAACGTCAATAACCAATCTGGTAAAGCGATTGGCTTGTTACAGCAACGTGCGGATGTAAGTCACTTTCATATCACAGACAACTTGAATAAATCACTTGCTCAAGTCGGTCGTGTATTGATTGCGATTTATCAAAAAGCATATTCAGTGCAAATGGTTAAACGCATTACTGGCGAAGATAACAAAACCGAGCGTGTGCAATTGAATGCGCCTGCGCCAGCAGTACAACAAGGTGAAAAACAGATTGAGGGTGTGATTGATGGCATCCTGAATAACTTAACAGTTGGTCGCTACGACATTCGTATGTCAACTGGTCCAAGCTTTATTAGTCAGCGTCAAGAGAACAAGCAAGCACTTACTCAATTATTGCAATTCGTTCCTCAAATTGGTCAAGCAGCACCAGACTTGTTACTCAAAGCGTTTGATGATGGCAACATGCTAGAAGACATTGTTGAACGTATCAAAAAATCACTTGATCCTGCTTTAACACAAGAAGGCGATGGCGATCCGCAGATGCAAGCTGTATTGCAGCAATACCAGCAACAGATGCAACAACTTCAAGCGGCACTACAAGAAGCAATGGCGCAAGCTGATGATAAAGAAGCAGAGCGTCAAGCTAAGTTTGCAATTGAGCAGCTCAAAGCTGAAACGACAATCCAAGTTGCTCAGATCAATAATGTTGCTAAAGCTGAACTTGAGGAACTCAAGGGCGCAATCAACATGATCTTGCAGAACATGCAACCACCTCAAGAGTGGCTTGATACTGATATACAGAATCAACCACCACCAGAACCACAGTTTCAAGAAGAACCGCCTCAAGAGGGCGGTTTTTTAATGCCTGATGAGCAGCAAATGATTGAACAACAGATGCTAGAGCGACAGGCGCAGCAACAAAATTACGCACCCGATGACGGTCAGATTGGGATTGATGCGCAAAACATGGCTGTAGTTGAACAAAACCCCGAACTTGACGGTTTTCAAGGCATAGGTGAGCAAAACAATGGACAATATTGAGCAAACAACAGAAGCAACTGAGCAAACCGCAGCACCGAGTGAAACTGAAAAACAACAGGTTGAACAGCAGCAAGGTGATGAAGGTAGTGAAGTTGAATTAACAGAAGAACAGCAAGCCGAAGCCGCTGCAAAACAAGCAGAGGAAGAAAAGGCAGCTCAACGCCAAGCAGCACTGGATAAGCGGTTCGCAAAGCTAACATGGGAGAAAAACGAAGCAATTCGTAAAGCCCAAGAGTTAGAGCAGAAATACGCTAAACAAGAGCAAAGTTCTCAAGCTGAACCGCAATTGCATGAGTTTGATTCTATTGAAGATTATGCAAAAGCCTTATCCAAATATAAAGAGGATAAGGTTAAGCAAGATTATCAAAGTCAATTTGAGCAACAGCGTGTTGAGCAATTACGACAAGCTCAAGCACTCAAGCTTGATGCTGCTGAAGCTGAATTTCAAAAAGGGCATGCAGATTATCAACAAGTTGTAGGCAATCTGGTCAATCTAAGTGGCGGACAATTGCCGAATGAGCTGGGAAATGCAGTTCTAGAACTTGGTGATGATGCACCTGCTGTGCTTTATGAAATCGGCAAAGATCCTGTCGAATTTGTTGAATTGCTGGGTATGTCGCCAACGCTCCAATTAATGAAACTCGGAGAAGTCCGAGCAACACTCAAAAACAGCCCAAAAACGCCAAAAATCCCCAATACCCTGCGCCCGTTAGCCCTGCAAAAGGTGTGACAAACTCGAAAAAAGATCCATACAAAGGATCTGATGATGAGTTTTTGCGTAGTCGTGGCTTAGCTTAGGAAAATAAAATATGACAAACAACGTTTTAACACATGATATTGTTGCTAAAGAAGCAGCAGCAATGCTTATCGAAGAATCAGTCTTTATCAAATCGATCAACCGTGGTCGTGAGCAAGAGTTCAACAAAGATAAAGCTGGTTATAAAGTTGGTTCGCAAGTACGAATCAAGATCCCACCTGTGCCAGTTGTAACAGATGGCAAAGAATACCAAAGCGATGATGCAGACTTAAATGCTCAAGAGAATACACGTATTCTCAAAGTCGATACTCAAAAACATGTCTCTTTGGAGTTTGGCGCTGCTGAGCAAACATTGAGCCTAACGCAGTTCAAAGACCGCTTCTTAAAGCCAGCAATTCAATCTTTGGCAACAACTGTTGACGCTGACTTGTTAAAGCGTGCGATTGTGACTGTAAACAACAGTACTTTGATCGGTGCGAATGAAACCTCCCCATTAGCACCTTTTGGTCGTGCTCGTGAAATGCTTGCACGTTCGTTGACTCCATCGGCTGGTCGTATTGCGCTACTATCATCTGAGTTCACCAATGGCATTGTTGACACATCAGGCACCTTGTTTAACCCTAATGCCGAGATTGCTAAGCAGTACAAAGAAGGTTATGTAGGTCGTGCACGTGGATTTGACTTTGTCGAGTCAGAGCACATCTATCGTCAAGAGAACGGCTTAACGACTGGAATTACTGTAAGTGGTGCAGGGCAGACAGGCGGATTCTTAACTGTAGGCGGTTTAACCAATGGTGATGTAATCAAAGCAGGTCAAGTCTTTACCTTGCCTGATGTTGAGATGCTTCACCCATTAACACGCTTGTCTTACGGCAAACTCATGCAGTTTGTGGTGCTTGAGGATGTTGTTGCTGGTGGTGCAACTGCAACATTGAAAATCTACCCTGAAATCACACCAGATATGATTGGCAACGATAAGCAGGCAAATGCAAATGTGACAGCATCGCCAGCTAATGACGCAGGTTTGACGTTTGTTGGCGGTGATGACGATGTGATCAACCAAGCCCTTTGTTACACCAAAGACGCATTTAGTGCTGCATTCGCACCACTGAAAGTGTTAGCAGGTTGTGAGGGTTATACCTTCAACACTGAAACCATGGCTTTACGTGTGCAGACAGGTGGCAACTGGGTAAGCGATTACGAAGGAACGCGTATCGATGTGCTCTATGGCTTCACCATGGTGCGTGGTAATCATGCAGCCCGTGTAGGTCGAATCGACTAACCACCAAAACAACAAAACAAATGACGACAAATGCCCCTTTATTGGGGCGTCGTCATTTTTGGAGTATTGAAATGCGTGAATATCCAAAGATGCTGTATATCGGTACAGCTCAATCACATAAACACAAGACTGCACGAAATGCGCAGCACGAAGCAGAATTGCGTGAGTTGGGTTTTGTAAATTTCGCCGATCTGGAAAATGAAGAACCGGTAAACAATGCTGTTGGCAGTGCATCAGCAGAAGATTTTGAAAATGCTTTTATTCCTGTTGAGCAATTTGATTCTGTCTGTGAGGATTTAGTTCAAAAAGAGCTGCAACTCAGTGTAGCTCAAACAGAGCGCGATCAATTCAAAGCTGAAAACGATGATCTGAAAGCTCAATTACACCAAGCGCACGAAGCTAACAAGCAGCTTCAACAAGCCTTAGATTCATTGCAGCTTGTACCAGCACCACAAGAAACGGCAATTGAGCCAGTGATGCAGGGCGCACCTACTGAACTAGTAGCGCCAGACTACAGCAATGCAACAGCAAAAGAACTGCGTGAAGCGCTGGATGCAAAAGGTATTAAATATCTTCAACGTGACAGCGTTGACACATTACGTGCCTTGCTGACTCAACCAGAAAAAACGGAAGAATAACAATGAAAGTACGTGATTTAGTCCACGCCTCAGCACGTGTTATCGGCGTCGTAGCGTCAGGCGAAAACATGACAGATGCCGAATTAAACGATGCAGTTTCAGCATTAAATTTGATGTTGGGGCAATGGTCTAGCTCACGTGATTATGTTTATTCATCTGAGGATATAGCCATTCAGCTCAATGGTGGAAATCACCATTATGAGATTGATGCAAAACTGATTTCTGACGATGCAAAACTTGCAGATGAGGAAATCCGAATTTACCGAGATATTGCTCGAAATACTCCCAAAACAGCATCACATATACCAAAATGCCGAATGGGTATGTCCTAAATGTGCCCGTTTGTACTAGAGGTATATTGACTGTTCAGAGCTTAATCAGTCCTCAATACCCGCTGCGAGCGTTTGATGAAATTGTGGTGCCAGACGAGTATTTGAACGCTCTTAAATACTCACTGGTCATGCAAATGGCTCCTGAGTACCCATCATTGCCTTTGTCGGATATTGCTATATCGAACTATCAGCAAGCAATGCGAGTTATGCATCGCGCCCAATCAACGCCAACGCCCGCAAGGCCCGATCCAGTGCTAATGGGTATTAGTCGAGGACATTATGATTAAACTGCCTTTGGTTGGACCAGCTTATAAAATGCAGTCTCAAAGTATTAGCTGCCAAAACTGTATTAATTGGTATCCCCAAGCTATTGAGTATCCAAACGGATCAAGAGTGGCAGCATTAATGCCCACACCTGGTTTAAAAAAGATTTTTCAAGGTGATTCAGCGTCAGTACGTTGCTTGTATATTTTGTCAAATGGCGCATTGCTTATTGTTATCGGTAAAAAAATTTACCACAGCAAAGCAAACCGTTTTGATCCTCAATATGTTGGCGATGTATCTGGTTTGGGTACTGTTAAAGCAGCAGATAACGGTATTGTTGCAATCATAGTAAATGGAACCTATTCATACTCACTAGACATGAAAACGCTTGAATTTAAGCGTCTTTCAGGCTCTACAATCCCACGCTCAACGCATGTTCTATTTTTGGATGGTCGCTTCGTAGTAAACAAAGCGAATACAGGGCAATTCTACTGGTCCGATTTGTATTCAAACAAATTTGATGCACTGTCTTATGCTACCGCTGAATCAAGTCCAGATAAGATCACTGCTCTTGTTACGTTCAACCGTGAACTATGGATTTTTGGAGCGCAAACGGTAGAGCGTTACTATAGCAGCGGATCACAAACCTCACCTTATGCGCGCTTATCAGGCGGTGCGATGGCGTTTGGCTGTACTTCACCAGATAGTATTGTAGCTTTGGCAACTGGTGTTATTTGGTTAAGTTTAAGCGAGTTTGGCGGGCATCAGATTGTAATGAGTGGAGGGGGTGTTCCTGAGCGCATCTCAACTCATGCAATCGAAGAAGAAATTGCATCATATAATAAGACTTCTGACGCTATTGCTTATGCATATCAGCAAGAAGGACATGTTTTCTACGTGATTTCATTCCCATCCGCTAGCACCACATTCTGCTTTGATGTTTCAACAGGTTTATGGCATCAGCGATCGTACGCAAGCGAACAAGGTTTGCATGAGCGTCATCGATCCCAACACCATGCTTTTTTCAATGGGATTCACATAGTAGGAGACTACAAAAACGGTAAGTTGTATCAACTTGATAAGCAGACATATACCGATGATGGTGATTTGATTCTTCGTGAACGCACAGCTCAAGCAGTTATTACAGATGGTAAATTAACTCGATTCAATAATCTTGAGATTGTATGTGAAGTTGGATTCGGAGACAGAAAACCTAAGCCTACGCCTCAGCCGCCTGTTATTAGTTGTGTGGGTGCCCTAAATATCACTGACTGGATTGATATAAATGGGGTTTGGGGTTTGGAAGTAGAGGGCGAGTTGATAACAGAGTCAGCAGCGATTTTGGAAGTCATCGACTTACTTAGTGCGAATAACTTTGAAGTTATTGTTGAAGAAGAACCTGAACCTGATTACGGTGCAATTGTTTTAGGTGTTGATAATGATGCAACATATCAACTATTAATTAATGGAGTTTCAGTTGAAAACACGCTTGGTGGAGGTTACAACTTTAACGAAATTGGCAGTTTCTATCTAAATGACAACTTCACACCAAATAGTCCAGCCAATGAAATTGTAGATGCTGCATTGTTTAACGGATTTTCTTCATTCGGAACAAAAGATGCTTTCTTGTTCCCTGAGTCGATTTTAGGAAATGAACCACATAATCAAATCCATTTTGAAACTTACGGTGAAATTGTTGACCTTGTAATAACAGGTGGCGCTACAACACACGTTCCCGATTTCGAATTAAATGGAGTTGTTTGTTCAAACAACACATACAGCTTTGATTCAGCAACAAATACAACAACAATAAGGATTGGTAGAGATATTCCATACAGTTATTCATATGTAGACAAGTTCAGTAGATTAATTAACTTAAATGTTTCTAACATTAAAGATGATTTTGAAGGGAGGTCAACATATATTGCTGTTGGTAATATGCGTTCACACGTAAGCGACTCGGAAAGCATAAGGTCTACAGTCACGAATGGTCAAGTATCTTTTGATAGTTTAAATCTAGGATCATTGATTGATGATGCTTTAAACGCAGGATATATAACAGAGGGTGAGCCAATTCAATTGGTTCTTCTTGCAGAAAGCCCTACAGCATATGTACGAGCAAATATGTTTATAGAGTGGTGATCGAATGCCTAGAATTACAATCAGAAATTTAGATACCGAGATTAATCGACGTATCAAATTGATAAAGACCTCTACATCCGTTGTTGATGTAGGAGAACAAAATGGTGCTGTTTCAGATCAATCTGATTCAGTTCATATTTGCTTATCATTGCTCGAAATCCCTGATATTCCTATCGGTTGTGAAGGTGCAGTTAGTTATATCGAAATTGGCACTATTACTCATGGTGGAATTATCGATGTTTATTTAAATGATGAGATAGTTCCTGTAGATAGCAATTTCTTTTTTAGAGTAGGCGGAGCAGCGGAAAAACTACGTCAAGTCGGGATAAATTCAATTGCATTAAATGAAGATGGTACACCAGCAACCGATTACGGTAATGGAGATTATTATAATGTCTACAGAGCAAGATTAATTAATTTAACGGATGACTATCAGAAAATTCGAATCGAAGCACTGGATGCAAATCCAGTAGATATAAATTTCACACCTGAGAACGAGTCATTCTTTTATGTTGATTCAGATTTTGAAAGCTTCGCCACGTTCTGTTTAGCTCCAACATCAAATTTTATTAGTTGTGATGGATCAATAAACTCTGTTTTATTTTTTGATGCTGTTTTACCAGAAACGAATCCACCAATAGGTACAACATATTTTAAAATAGATGGTGTCTTACTTAACGATGAAGACCCTTTTCCTGATTGGTTAGAACTACAATTCTTGAATGACCAGCAACCAGACCAATCACAAATACCTGATGGTTTTATCGCTGATGGTGAGAATGGAAATTTAAGAAAGTTAATTAATAACGATAGCGTATCGCACCGTATAGAAATGGGGTCTTTTGATCCCTCATTAAATCGTACAATTATGTATGGAAATAGTACCGTTATTGAGCGAACTGAAATCAAAGGTGAGGATTCTGGGGTTTGTTTAGCACCTTTAGATACATAAGGAGTCCGTTATGGAGCCACTTTTACAGCTCGATTGGTCAGATGATAACGGACATACTTGGTCTGAGAATCGTTTATTGCCACTGGGTAAAAAAGGTGAATATCGAAAACGAGTCAGCGCAAAAAGACTCGGAGCGGGACGTGATAGAGTTTTTCGCATTCGATGTTCTGAACCTATCAATATCGTCATTATTGAAGGAAGGCTAGAATGAACAGTGGTATTCCTGCAAGAGACTTACTTGTACAACCAACAGGCCAGATCACAACGATCTGGCTTATTTTTTTCGAGAGACTTTATTCTATTTATCTGCAAGCTGAGCAGAACAACGAAGAAGGCATTGCAGCAGTAAGAAAGATTGCTGACGATGCATATCAATTGGCTCAACAAGCAAATTCAATAAACACAACCCAACAAAATCAGATCAACGAGATATTAAAAAAAATTAATGGTCAGATTATTACAGAGGATCAGTTCAACAGCTTAGTTCAGAAAGTGAACACCATTGAACAGGATATTCAATCATTAACAAACCAATTTAACTCATTGTCACAGCAATTTAGCTCAACAAATATTAGTAATCAGCAGAAATTTGCGTCTATTAATCAACAAATTAACAACTTAGCGCAATTAGTTGAAACCAAGCTCGATGATGCTCCTGCTGATGGAAAAATTTATGGGCGCAAGGATGCAGAATGGTATGAAGTAATTCAGGTTAGTTTGTCTTTGCCGTTTTGGTTGGTTGATGGATCTCAGTCAAACATTCAATTAACACCTGAATATCAATTACCTTTTTGGTTATCTGATGGCACACAGCAAAACATACAAATGGTGGTGACATGACGATCCCGATTAAACGCAAGTTAGCAGGGCTTGGCGAGTTTGAAGAAACCGACAAGATTAGCATCGAGCATGGTGGCACAAATGCAAACAGCTTGCTTGAAGCGCAAGACAATCTCGGTATTTCAACCAAGGCTGAACAAGCTGATCTCACAAACTTATTAAATGATGTTGTGGATCTGACAGAAGAAGTCGCAACCAAGGCAGATGCTGCAGCAGTGAACCAAGCTCTGTCTACAAAAGCCGATTTGGTTGATGGAGTAATCCCAGCAGCTCAATTGCCTAGCTTTGTTGATGATGTTCTTAACGGTACATACATTGATGATGAAACTTTCAATGATGAGAACGATGATCCTTACACACCTGAATCTGGAAAGATCTATGTAGATACAACGACCAACAAAACATACCGTTGGAGTGGATCAATATATGTTGAGATTGGTGGTGGAGGTGTCGCTCTTGGTGAAACATCATCAACAGCATATCGAGGTGATCGAGGCAAAGAGGCTTATGATCATAGTTTAAGCCAAGGGAACCCACACAACACGACCACAAGCGAAATCACAGAAGGGACACGGAAATATTTCACAGAACAGCGAGTTTTAGATTCTTTACTCACAGGATTATCAGTCCCGTCGGCATCAGGACCGATAACAAGCGATGACAGTATTTTAGCTGCATTATCTAAAATTCAATCGCAATTAAATATTAATTGGGTCAATGCAACAACTGTAGCAACCATCAACGCAAGCATTCTTACAAATACATTCAAGTTCGCAAGATATAATGGGATGCTGTGGGTGCAAGGAGCATTTACACACACAGAGAATATTGCTTCAGGATCTGCGTTAATAACTATCAATGACTCATCGTACTTTGTAAAAAAGGAACATTCATCTGCACAGGTTGTTTCAATTGGGTTTATCTCTTGGGGTGCGACAGGTCAAGCAAATAGTAGGTTCCAAATTACTGGCTCATCAAGTGAAACACAACAAATATTTTCGTCTGCAACACTAAGTGGTTTAGCTACAGAAAAGCAGCTTCCTGTTTGGTGTATAGGTGAATTACTAAACCCTTAATTCAGACAAAAACTAACGCAAGGAGCCTAAAAATGGGTCTATTAAGTTCATTAACAGGATCAAGTGCAGCAAAGGCGGCGAGAAGAGCTGCTGAAATGCAAGCACAAGCAGCACGTGAGGCTGGTGGATTGTTGTCGGGTGCTTATACAAATGCTGGAAAAACACAATCTGAAGCAGCGTTAAAAGGCTCTGGTGTATTAAGCCAAGGCTATCTTGATGCAAACAATCAGTATCGCAGTGGCTTTGAAGGCGCAAACAACACTCTTAATCAGGGTTTTAATCAAGCCTCTGGTTACTTAAATCCTTATGCTCAGATGGGAACACAAGCAAATGCATTGCTCTCTAAAGGACTATCTGATGGGAGTCTGACACGTGCTTTCGGTGCATCGGATTTTAATGCTGATCCGGGTTATGCATTCCGTAAGCAGCAAGGGATGGATGGTATTCAATCAAGTGCAGCAGCAAGCGGTGGCTTATTGAGTGGTGCAACGTTAAAAGCACTGAATAACTACAACAGTGACTTGGCTAGCCAAGAATACCAAGCTGCTTATAACCGATTTGGCAACGATCAAAACAATGCCTACAGTCGCTTAATGGGGGCAACTCAACTCGGCATGAACGCATCAAATAATCTAAGCAACCTAGCATACAACAATGCCTCTAATATCGCAGGAAACCAGACAACGCTTTCACAGTTACTAGGACAAGGCTTACTAGGCTCTGCAAATGCAAATGCTAACGGTATTTGGAGTTCGGCTGATGCTTTGGCTAATGCAAATATCAATAGTGCAAATGCTCAAGCAGATGCCATTTACAACGCAGCAGGCGCAAGAGCAAATGGAGTGGTAGGTGCTGCTAATGCGCGTGGTCAAGGTCTTTGGAATCTAATTAATACAGGAACAAAAGCTGCTGCAGCATATTACACGGGCGGAATGTCAGAAATGGGCAAAGCCCCAACGTCTTGAGGTATTTACGTATGAGATATTTTAATCCAGAAGTCGCTTTACGTGTTCAGGTTCCTGATTACAGTGGGATTACAAATTCAATCCGTGATGGTATGGAGCTTGGTAATCAAATTAAGCAACACCGTCAATCTGGCATCCTTTCACAATTACTAGCTCAAAACATGGGTGAAAACGGTCAACCTGATCTAAACAAGGCTTTACAGGCTGTGCAGTCGAATCCTAATCAAGCTTATCAGCCTGCTTTGGTGAATACGCTTTCTGGTCTGTTAAAGCAACAAAGAGCTGAAGAATTAAAGGCTCAGCAGGATGCGGAGAAGTTTAAAAACGACAGTGCTAAAACTATAGCTGAGACAGAAGACAAGCGCCTTGGCAACACCCAAAAGGGGCAGACATTACTTGCTAATTTGATTGCTACTTCAACTGATGCAACTGATGCAGCAAGAAAATTAGCTACGTTTGGGCAACAGTATGGATTGCCTAAAGATTTAATAGATAGCACTCTAATGGATCTGAAAAACTTAGTAGACAATAACCAAGGTAGTCCTGAAGCGTTTCAAGCTATGCAGAAAAGCTTTGGTCTATTAGGTTCAGACAAGCCGATTGAGTACATGATGCCCAATGCCAATACAGTCGCTAATAATGAAACCGCCATTAAAACAACAGGTATGAATAATGCTACAACGATGCGTGGTCAGGATATTACGTCTGAAACAACAATGCGAGGTCAGGATATTACAGCGCAAACTGCTGATAAGAATCGCGTACAGCAACTAACTATTGAAAATGCAAGAATTAAAGCACAGCAAGAAGGGGGTTCTGTTCAAGTATTTGGTGGGAACCTATATTTCATTGATAAGCAGGGTAATGCAACACCTGTTAGTCATGATACCAAAGGACAGCCGATTAAAGCTCAGAAAAGTGGAGTGGGTGCTTTACCTACACCAGCACTAAAAATAGTTACTGAGGCTCAAAGCAAGGTTGGTGAGGCTGACTTGGCAATAACAAAACTAAATAAAGTTCTTGCAAATGTAGATCTAGCAAATCTTGGACCTTGGAATAACCTGAAAAGCAGCGGAAGAAATCTTGCTGGGTTTTCTAATGAACAAAGTCAAGCCTATGAGCGTGTTGTGTCGGGTCTAAAAGATGCTGCTAATGCTATTTTAATGGCTGCAAAAGGGGTCCAAACAGATGGTGATGCTCAGCGTGCAGAACGGATTGTAATGGCTTCTAAATCAACTGATCCTGATGTAGTGAAAAACGCAGTTAATGACCTAATAGAATTTTCAGAGGAAATAAAGTTGCGACATCAGAATCAGATCGGCGGTGTATATGCTAACTACGGCTTAGATCCAAATGAGTATTTCAATAATCAAGGTGGTTCCAATACACCCCCTCCGCCATCTCCACCAAATAACCCCAAAGGAGGTATGTCTTTCAGAGCGAATGACGTGCTAAAAGCAGCCAAGGCAAGAGGAATTACTATTCAGGAAATGGAGAGAATTATCAAAAGCTCTGGTGGCACTATAGTGAAGTGAGTGGAAATTGTGCTATAAATCTCTCATTTAGGTGGGGGATTTAAAATGACATGGGCATTATCAATAATACTTGGATCAGTCGTTTCAATTGTTTTTATTTTATTTGAATTAAAGAAGTTTTGGTATAAAGAAGCAGATCGAAAACAAATTTATGATGAGTCAATTCTTAAAGAATTGAGGGGAATCAAGCATGAACTTGAAAGATTTCGTGCGGATTCAAAAGAGAACAACAACGAGTGATAACATGAAAAATATTATTTTTACTATTGGTCTTTTCTTAAGCATGAATGCTTTTGCAATTGATGAGATGTCAAGTCTAGAAAAAGAGTTATATTCAGCGGGTCTTGTTGATAAAGATCTTAGATATACAGACCTCAAATTGGTAGGCAGCTATTTTAAATCAGAAAGTGAGAAAATAACCGTTTCACTCCCAACAAAGATAGATAATACAACAGAAATATCAAGCATTTTATTTACACCATATTACATTGGATACACTTTCAGATTTGACGCTGTGTTAAGCCCTGAACAATTCCATAGTTTAGGCAAGGAGTTAACATCAACGGAGACTCAGAATGAATTATGTGAAACAATGTATAATGAAAGGTTTTATAAAATAAACAATGTTGCGATTGAACTCAATTATGTAGACAAGAATCGGAGAACAATTGCAAATATTGAACTAAATTCAAAAAAATGTAATTTTTAAAATAAGCACCTTCGGGTGCTTATTTTTTTGCGACATTGGTAAGAGCTTTTGAAATAGCTTCATCCTTAACACCTTCGTTTCTCAACTCATCTAAAACAGATTTGATGCCATAAGCGACAATGGATTTTAATGCTTCAGGGTCTTCCGCCTGAATAACCGAGCGTGGTTCAAAGCTTTGTTCAAGTCTATAAACTGCTTCTGCATTCTTGGAGCGTCCGCTTTCTTTAGCTGCATTTTCCAACTTATCTTTTAACTCAGGTGGAAGTCTCAAAGGAAATTGCTGATCTGTACGAGCCATAAAACACCCATGAAAGTAACTTTATCTAAGAATACCATCACGGTGTTGCTTTTTATATAAACACGGTGATAGTATTAACACGGTGATGGTATTTCATCATTATTTAATCAATATAGATGTGGAGGCTTAATATGGCTAGATATGATCAACAGGTGAATGTGAGAATGCCGCATGAAACTGTAGATGAGCTAAAAATACAGGCAGTAAAAAACCGTCGCTCTTTGACAAGTCAGATAAACGTAATTGTTGAAGAGTGGTTGAGAAATAACAAAGAGAGTGCGAAAGCATGAAATCAATAGACAACAAAAAAGCCCCTGAGTCTTAGCGGAGTCGGAGCTTCAATGTTGTTAACAAGGAAATATTAACTATGACAAGTTTAACACAAAACTTTTTAAACCCAAACAATAAGCCTTTCGTTATTGGTGATTTTACAATTCGCCAAGATGAGGAAGGGCGTTTTATGTTGGCAGACTTACATAAAGCTAGTGGCGGTGAGAAGAAGCATCAGCCATCTAATTTTTTAAGAACAGACCAGATAAAAGATTTAATTAAAGAGATCGATAGCTCTGCAAATTTTCAGAGCTTAGATGACAATAGCTTCTCAAATTTGAGAAGCGGTGAAAAAACAACCTCCTCAAATATGAGGAGCTGCATAAATGTCGTAAATGGGGTGGGAACATATGTAGTGAAGGAAATTGTTTATGCTTATGCTACATGGATCAGCCCTAAATTCCATTTGATGGTCATTCGAGCTTATGATTCTCTTGTTATGGAGTGGGTGCTAAATGGAAAACAAACAATTTCACCTGAACAGGCTGGCATTCTTTACAACATTGTCCACACACGAGCAAACGGAAATAAAAATCTAATTGTTCAGATGTGGAGTCGCTTAAAGAATCACTTCAAATATTCAGCAAGCTATCGAGAGTTACGAGCAGTTCACTTTGAAGATGCTAAACATTATCTAGAAGTAATGGATTTAACCGTAAAGCCTGAAAAGCATGAATGTTCTGATTCGTTGGCTCAGTTAGATGAATTTATTAAGAATTTAGCCTCTCGCTATCCTACATTACAAAACCCGATCGCCCATGAGATTGCAGAAAAGATAGCTGAAAAAATGCAGTATCAAAACACCAATGACGAACGTCTTGTTTACTATGTGACTGTAAATAAAGGCAAGGTTTGTGTTATTCCACAATCAGTACATCATTGTAGTTTGAATGTGGTGAAGCTGGCGGAAGCGGTTGAGCCTTTGTTGGAATTCATATCAGGGTACGAAGTAAGACAGCGAGCAAATCAACTCAGAAAGTTGACTCTTAAAACATTGCCTATGTAGTTAGCATCAACCAAGAACCCGCCATGTGCGGGTTTTTTATTGCATGGAGAAAAGTATGTCAAGACAGCAATACGAACAAATGCTTAGTAATCCCAATGTGCGAAAAATGCTTGATTTGATTGCTAAAACCGAAGGTGTCGCACACGGCTACAACACACTGTTTGGCAATCAGCGTATCGAAAACCTTTCTGCACACCCAAATATAAGAAAACAGTTTAAACAAACCGATGGCAAGACAAACTATACAACAGCAGCGGGTCGTTACCAATTTTTAAAAGGTACATGGGATGGGTTGGCTAGGCAGCTTGGTTTAAATGATTTTTCACCGCGCTCTCAAGATTTGGGGGCTATAGCATTGCTTGCTCAGAATGGGGCATTACCCCATGTATTAAAAGGTGATTTCAATGCAGCAATCCAGCGCTCAGGCGGGACATGGGCTTCTTTACCATCCGCACCCGCACATTACTCTCAACCTAAGCGTGGCTGGGATTTTGTGAATAAACATCTAGGTACAAATCCTTCTAATCAATCTCAACAATTAACACTTAATGACTTAGAACGCCAATATGGGAAAGGCAAGCCTTATCAGTATGAAAGTAAGACTCTAACACCAAGTAATCAGCTCACAGTTGTTGATTTAGAGCGTCAATACGGAAAGGGGAAACCTTACGTATTCGATAGTAGTGATTTGAGTACAGGCAAATCACTTACAGTAGCCGACTTAGAACGCCAATATGGGAAAGGTCAATTATATCAATTTTAGGTGAATAAAATGACAACACAACAAAGAATGGGCACATTTGAAGACTTAATGAACCTTCAAGAGCCAAAACAAGATAAAAAGTCCAATCCTAAAATGGGCACATTTGAAGATTTAATGTCTCTACAAATGAAAGCAGATCCAAAATCAGTTAAGGACTTAGGCACTCTAAAACCAATGCAGATAAAAGCAGTAGATGCAGGGAAACCAAGTGCTGCAAAGAGTTTCATTTTAGGAGCAGCTAACAAGGTTGGTGGTGGAATAAATCAGGGTGCTTCATCTTTTAAAGACTTAGGTAGTAGTTTGATTAACAATGCATTCGGTACAAATCTAAAAACTGATCGGTATGATGAGGTCACAAAACAAACCAAAGCAGTAAATGATGCGTATGAACTATCTAGGAGCAAAGCGGGTCAAAAAGGTACTGATTTGTGGAGTTTGGCTGGGGAGGTCGCAGCCACTTTACCAGCAGGAGCAGCTGGAGTTGGTCGAAATTTGATAGGTACAGCAGCAAAAAGCGCGGCAGTCGGTGCTGGTATTGGTGGTGCTAGTTTTGCTGAAAATGCAGATCAACGAATCAGTAACATTAAAGGCGGAGCGACTGGAGGGGCTTTGGGCGGAGTAGCAGCAAAAGGAATAACTAAAATTGCAAATAGATCAGCAGAAAAAGTTACAAACAATGCTATAAACAAAGTCTTGGATGCCCCAAAAAATCAACTGGTTAAAGATGCTAAAGCTGCTGGGTACACAATACCGCCAAGTTATAGCAATCCTAATGTTTTAAATAAATCGCTAGCCAAAATAGCAGGAGAGGCGGACTTAGCTAAAATAGCTAGCTCAAAAAATCAAGAGGCAACAAATGCGCTGGCAAAACAGAGTCTTGGGCTTCCTATCAACAAGCCACTAACAGAATCTAGCTTGCAAGCGGTTCGTCAAGAAGCAAGCCAAGCTTATGATATTGTTAGATCATTAGGCAAGGTTAAAGTAGATCAGACCTTTAAGAATGATATAGATAGTATTGTTAAGCCCTATATTGAGCTAGCTAATGACTTCCCCTTAGAAGTTACTGATGATGTAGTTAAGTCGTTACGACAAGCTCAACCAAAAAATGGAGAGTTTGAAGCAGGGGCAGCAATTCAAGCAATCCGATCTTTGCGTCTTCTAGCAAAGAAAGCTTTCAAGGCAGACAATGATGAACTTGGAATGGCTACTAAATCAGCTGCTGAAGCATTAGAGAAACAGCTTGATAGAGCAGTGGGTCGATCCTCATTAAATCCAAATGCAATAGCTAATTTTAAAAATGCTCGTAAGTTAATAGCAAAAACACATACCATCGAAGACGCAATGGATGAAGTTGGTGATGTATCTGCCATCAAACTTGCTTCTATGATGGGGAAAGGAGCTCCGCTTAGCGGTGAGCTTAAACAAGCGGCACAATTTGCATCTGTCTATCCGCAACTAAACAATGTTGGTCGCAGCGGGGGGGAGGAATAACACTATTTGATAGTGCAGCAGGTATAGGCGGTTCAATGGCAACAGGCGGAACAACTGGATTGGCACTTGGTTTAACCAGACCTTCGCTAAGATATCTATTGAATACAGGTATGGCAGGAAGGCTTGGTACGCCGAGCTACAACTCTCCATTGGCAAACCTTTTACAACACTCTAGACCATTAGCTCCTATTGCTCCAACAGTGGGTGCAAATTCAGGAAAAGACTAAACCACACCCATCACTAAACCGCCAGTTATGGCGGTTTTTCTATTTATAAAGGTGACAAAAATGGCAGCAGCATACCCACTTGCGCCAGTGAAATACCGTGCGTTTGATAAAAATGGCGAGCCTTTGATCGGCGGTCAAGTCTTTGCTTATGAATCAGGCAGCACGACAGAGCCAAAAGACACATACCCAGATCGATCAATGGAAAGCCTGAATACATGGCCTGTCATTCTTGACGATACAGGCAGTGCAGCAATCTACATTTCGGGTGATTACTATTTCCGAGTATTTGATGCTGAAGGAAATTTGATCGAGGAGGGCGATGGTGTAGCAGATCCTGAATCTGTGGCACAGGCTTTAATTGATGGAACTTCAGGAGGTGCGAACAATTTAGAGCAGCGTGTTGCCGATCTTGAAGATGCACGTGATGAACATACTGATCAAATCAACGATTTGATTGATGATACTGCACAATTACGAATCGACTTGAACAAAGAAGTTGAAACAGATCGTGATGCAGCAATCGATGCAGCTATTGAAGCATTGGCGCAGACATTCGATGAGCAGATAGAACAAGCAATTGAGAGTATGAGGATTAAGGTCGGTGATATTCATATTTCAACAATGGCTACAGATCCAGCTACAAAGTTAGGCTATGGCACTTGGGAGCTAGTCGCAAAAGGAAAGGCAATCGTAGGATTATCGGATGTTTCAACCGATCCAGCGTGGACTAAAATTCTTGGCGGTACATTTGGTGCTTATCAACACACGCTTGCAGTAAATGAGATCCCTCCACATAACCATGCGGTGGGATTCTCAACAAGTACAGCAGGCAGCGGAACTATCGACGTAAATCTAGCGGAGTAGACGGCACTAATAATTCGGAAAATACGGGCGGTGGTGAACCGCACAACAACGTACAACCATCGATGGTATTCGCCATCTGGCGAAGAACAGCATAAAAAACAATCCGCCTTAAGGCGGTTTTTTAATGCCAAAAATTAGGGGAATCGTCATGCAAGAGCATGAAAAAACACTTTTTACGTTAATTGTAATTGGAGGGCTTATCGGTATGAGTAGGCTACTAGTTTCAAGTGAACCTCTGTCAGCTCGATTAATAATCGGCCGAACAATCTTAGGATCTGCGACATCAACTATTGCGGGCATCGTACTGATTCAATTTCCTGATCTTAGTCCAGTTGCCCTAGTGGCAATTGCATGCGCCTTGGGGATTTTGGGAAGTACGTTTATTGAAGAATACTTAAAGAAAAATGTGAATAAGTGGGGTGCATGATGAGTAAGCTAACATTCGATGAGGCCTTTAAGCGTTTGATTGGGCATGAAGGTCGATTTACAAATGATCGTAATGACCGTGGGAACTGGACCACTGGCATCATCGGTAAAGGTCAATTGAAAGGCACTAAGTATGGCATTTCAGCAATGACTTACCCGCATCTTGATATTAAAAATCTGACACTTGAGCAAGCAAAGCAAATCTATAAGCGTGATTGGTGGGATGCGTTGAATGCTAACAAAATCAATCCAGCGATTGTATTTCAAGTTTGGGATTTCGCAATCAATGCAGGTATGGCAACAGCAAAGCGTAAATTGCAATCTGCTGTTGGCGTGGCGGATGACGGCATCATTGGGCCAATAACTTTAAAAGCCATTAATGACGCCGATCTCAGTGACGTATTGATGAAATTCAATGCAGAACGTTTGACTTATTACACAAAGCTTTCGACATGGGGGCGGTATGGAAAAGGATGGACGAATCGAGTCGCAGGGCAATTGCAATACGCAGCGATTGATAATTAAAGTGAACTGCAAACGCTCAAAGTTAGCGACATTAATCACAGTGCTGTGCTTGCTTTTATCAAGCTGCACAGCTCACACAATTAACACTAATGTACATGTTGGTATCTGCGTAAAAGCACTATGAGCAAAATAATGCGCAAATACTGATTGAATGATTAGATTTGCGCATAAATATTCTCAATCCCTCACAATCTCCACGCCCTTGATTCTTCTCTTCGCTATATATGTGCTCGCTTCAGTAGAATCATAGAACGTCTTTGCTCCGTCTTTTCCTTTCTTAAACACATACTGCATCGTGTACATCGTATCTATATCTGAATAGTCTTGATATTCTTCGTGTGCTGTCGTTTGTACGTGCAAGTAAAGTCCGTTTTTCTTTATGTAGTATGGTCTCATTGTTTACCCCAGCTATCGACAATATCTGCCCAGTCTTGCATCATTTTTCTTCTTGGCTTTAGATGCTTAGAATGATCGTATGAAGCTTTTGTTCTATTTGATTCAGCATGAGCTAGTTGTCTTTCTACCCACGCTTCTTCATATCCCTTTTCATACAGCAAGGTTGAAGCTGTGGCTCTAAAGTCATGAGTGGTTACACCTTTCAAGCCAATATATTCAAGCATACTGTTTAAAGTTTCTTTAGCCAACATGCCGCTATTTTTCTTGCTATAGATTGCAGGGAATACCAAGAGGCCATCACCTGAGATTTCATGCTGTTGTTGTAGCACTTTATAAACTTGGTCAGATATAGGCAGCACATGGATTCTAGCTTTCTTCATTACTTCAATTGGGAAAGTAATTATCCTAGATTCAAAATCTACCCATGACCATTGCATCTTTCTGATTTCTACAGCACGAAGCATTGTATATAGAAGAATAAAGCCAGCATTCTTAACTGTCTGAGTGCCATTATATTTTGGCAGACTTGTTCTGGCTTTGTATCGCTCTTCTTTAGTTAGGGCTCTAGCGTGATTTACTCGTGGGCGCTGAATTACATCACGTACTGCATATGTGGGATCATTATCAGCTCTTAGAGTAGCTATCGCGTATCTAATCACGCCGCCAATAAACCTTCTATTTTCAAGGGCAGCAGAAGCGCCAGTATACCTTCCATTTGATTCTTTAACGATGCGATCTACAGTATTATTTAATATCTTAAGAACATCAGCCGAAGTTACGTCATTTACGTTCTTATTCCCAATAATAGGGGAAATATCTTTTTTTAAAGCAGTTTCAAATTTTTCTCGATAAGTTTCAGACTTTGAAGACATTCGCTTAAGTTTAAACTCGGCTGCTATCGCATCAAAAGTATTGGTTGTTTCTGCTAGTGCTAGTGCTTTAATAATTTTACGATCTTCAACAGGATGAATCCCTTTAGCTAGCTTCGCCCTCATTTCATCTTTCAATGCACGAGCATCTGCAAGGCTTATAGAGGGATATTCTCCCAAGCTCATAGATGACTCTTTACCATTAAAAACGAATTTAAAACGCCAAACCTTGGCACCAGTAGGGCGCACCTCTATGTACAGTCGATCAGCGTCCAAAATTCTGTAGACCTTTTCTCTTGGTTTTAGGGTTTTGATTTTTGCATCTGAAAGTTTAACAGCAGCCATTTGATTAGTTCGAATTAAGTGTTACCCGTATTATTACCCGTTTTTAACGGGAATTAAAACGCACTATATAGAACTATAGAGAACAGTTATTATTTTAATTCAATAATTTAGTAAAATAAAAAGAACTGTAAAGAATTATAAAGAACATAAACGCTTATTATTTTTTACAACTGTTGCTTGCGCCATAATTCAAACTTCCACAATTGCATATATTGTGCCGTAAAACGTAATCTTTTTCCATCATTTAGGAATTTAGCGTTTAGGCTGAACTTTTGTTAAAATATGCACCTTATCTTATTAACTAGAGTACAACGCATGTCTAAAACACGTGTGATTTATCCGGGGACCTTCGATCCAATTACCAATGGACATGTAGATTTGGTTGCAAGAGCATCAAAAATGTTTGATGAAGTTGTAGTGGCAATCGCGATTGGGCATCATAAAAATCCTGTGTTTAGTTTAGAAGAACGCGTTGAGCTAGCAAAAATATCATTAAGCCATTTAGACAATGTTGAATTTGTTGGTTTTGATGGCTTGTTGGTGAATTTCTTTCGTGAGCAACGTGCGACAGCGGTTCTCCGTGGTCTAAGAGCGATTTCTGATTTTGAATATGAATTTCAGTTAGCCAATATGAATCGCCAGCTCGATCCTCAGTTTGAATCAGTTTTTTTAACGCCATCAGAGCAGTATTCATTTATTTCATCAACTTTGGTGAGAGAAATTGCACGTTTGAAAGGGGATGTGACTAAGTTTGTGCCTGCCGTTGTGGTCGAGGCCTTTGCACGAAAACATCAACAGGGCTGGTAG